TGATGCTAATGCGGATGCTTTATGTGAAGATGCGGTTGTTCCAAAAGCACCTCTAGTTTTTACTCTGTATAATCCTGTTGGTCTAAAGTAAGCAGTTTCGTATGGCTTCTTTTCATCAGCATATCCTGGCTTAGACAAGAATCTGTATTTATTTACATCTGATGCAGAAGTAATCCAAACCTTTTGTGCTGTACTAGAGTTATGTGGCACATATTGATATTCAATAGCATCATATTCTATGATTTCTGAATCAATCAAAACGTAACCTTGGAAGTTATATAATACTGCAGTTGGGCTATATTTGTCAAGGGTCTCTATGTCTATAGCAAGTACCGTATTTTCTGGGGAAGTATTTGCCTCTATTGTTTGCCTTAATCCGCCAGCACTTAAATATGAGGTTTCATCTACCCAAAGATCTGAGGAGTTGCCAAGGTAGTCTGAAGTAAGTTGACTTTGCCATAATATCTTTACGTAGTTAGCTCCAGGAATTTCATTCTTGGCAAACATCATAATATTAGGAAGCTTGTCTCCTTCTGCAGATTGATAGAATTCCCAATCAATATTTACTTTATTATATATATAATCTCTACTATAGAATTGTAATATATTATTCTCATCTATAAATGCATTCATTTGAGTATCTTTGCAAAGTTCCTGTAGGCATTCCCATACTGTTTTTACTCCATCCGTCCACCAATAATTTATTTGTGGAATAGATGCATCATTAATATTTACTGTAATCTCATAATTAGTAAATCCAACAGAATCGAGCAGGTATCTGATTATTGCAGTTACTGGATAGCTTTCACATAAAATTTCTGGAGCAATTGTCTCCATCAAATATTTAGCAGAGTCTAAAGCATTAACCGATACTTCTCCAAATTCTTGAATATCAAATGTATCTATATAGAATACGCCTTGCCTAATATCATCGTATTGATTTGGAGCCGTTCCAGAAATACCAGCAGAATGATAAACACGAACATATGGAATTACTTCTGCATTTTTTACAAGGTAGATCTTTGAGGTGTCCCATGATGTTGATGCTCTATTATAATCTAAATATTGACGACTAGACTCATTATATTTAATTAGTTCTAGTTGAACATTATTTGCCGTAATTGTACCAACTGGAAGGATATCTTCTGAACTTGAAGAAGCTTCTTTTTGAATATCAAATGCAACTATGTCTGAAGATATATCCTTGATCCAACGAGCAGATACTTCGATTACGCCAATTGCTTTTCCAGATGTTGAATTTACAGCATTTAAATAAATAGATTTAATTAGCTTAGGTTCCTGAATTATGCTAGGAGCTGTTTGAGACCATGCTGTTCCGTTCCAATATAATACTAATTCTCCAGATGCAGGAACTGATTGTCCAGAAACAGATGCAGTAGTATTATCAGAATATGTAATTGTAAAACTGCAAGATGATGGTAGGGCGTGTGTCTTTTCAAATCTAGCAATTATTTTGTTAGAAACTGCTGGCTTTGTTGCAGTACTAAGTGTTGCTGTTCCAGATTGATTTTGAGCCCATGCGCCAGTTGCAGAATTTTGAATAGTAAATGATGTTGCACTTTTTACAGATTTAATTGTTCCAGAAATATTAAATGCACCAACACTTAATCCAGATATTGTTACGCTTTGGCCAGAAACAAATCCATGTGGTTCTGAAGTCTTATATGTAATAATAGTTCCAGATGAGGATGCTTCTTTAATTCCCGCAGATTGTATAGAATATAATACCGTAAGCCTAGCATCTTCTCCAACGGGAGATACCCAATATTTATATGTAGCGTCTACTCCAGGATAATATACTCTTGGATAGATGCTTTCTTTTGGAGACTCTCTACCATCATTTTGATCCGCCGATGTTCTTGGATATGTAATTCTGCGTGGGCTAAAAAAAGATCCTGTAACCGTTTCTGTGGCTGGACTAGTCCATATTAAATATTTGTTTCCGCCATACAAAGACCTGAATGGTTTGATAATTGAATCTATAGGAAATAACTTTTTAAATATATTAATCTTTCCATTTAATTGTAAGTAATATGTTTCCAAAGCTGAGTCATAAGTAACACGAATATTGTCTAGCAAAGAGTTCATATTATATTCTATAGTACAGCCTACCTCTGTCTTGATAGAAGTATTGTTATAAAAAACTGTTTTTAAATTATTTAAATTTGAATGAGATATCATTATACCTCTTCCATTGCTAGAGATACATTCCAGAATTCCTGTGCTGGATCAGCTCCTGTGTTTTTGACGCCACGTTTAACAACTTCAAAACTGCAGGATGTAAATGATACAGTAATGATTTCATCTCTATCCAGTGATGGATTAGATTGATCTTTACCGTAAACAATTTTCATTTTAAAAGTTCCTTGTCCTTTACTTCCTTCATAGAATGATAAGATATCAGATTTGCCCCAACCGTTATCTACAGTCATATTAGAAAATGTAGGTAATAGTTGCCAAGATACGCTGAATACTCTTTTATCTGCTATAAAGAATTTTCTTAATGTGCCATTAGACATTCTTTGTACTTTTTGAATTCTTGCATGAGTAATAGACATTGGCTGTCTATTATGCTCAGATAGTTTTTGCCATGATGGCGTAGATGTGGCGGAATTATCAAAGTATAGTAGCGAACCTACGGGTAAATAAATTGCCATTAATATCTTCCTCCATATACTACAGTCTCTCCAGACTTAGACATTTCCATTTTAACCAATTTCTTGAACTCTGTAAATAACTCTCTAGCATTCTTAGGAGCTTCTTCAAAGTGGAAATTAAATACTTGATTATTACTTCCGCCAGAAATGCTAGTTGATCCCGCTTGATAAACAGCATTGTTTGGTCCTTTAGGTACATTATAGTATGGACCTATATTTCCTGGCAAGTCGGTTCTAAAGAATTCTGGACCACGTTCTCCTACAACATAATTTCTTCCAGGAACTACACGACCAAAGGTAGATCTACCAGTCCATCTAGATTCTAAAACTGTTCCTGCGCCTCCTTTATAGATAGAAGCTACTCTATAAGTTTTACCCTCATATTCAAAATATTTATTTGCTTCATATCCCTTATCAGCAATTAATTGTCTTCCGCCTTCTGTTGTTAAGGTTCCTCGTTCATTTAATTCATAAGCTTTTTTCTTTGGACCAGTAATTACTCTAAATGGATTATTTATAGTTCCAGGTTCTCCAGTGCCCTTTTTACCCAAGACAGCATCTACAACATCTTGCAATGTTGCGCCTCCACCTAATGCGGCAAATTGTGCTGCTGTTTCAGCCTTTAACCTTGCTGCATCCGCATTAAATTGTGATTGAGCAAGGCTGGATGTTACACCTGTTGCTCCTCCTGTTAATACTCCTCCAACTAAAGATGGAGAAGTTTGATATGTAGTAGTTTTATCTTGTGCTGCTAATACTCCTCCAGATAATGCTACTAAGCCTGGGAATGCATCTGCCAATATCTTGGCAAACTGTGAGTTACCTTTTCCTGCGGCAGCAATATCTCTTGAAAGCTGATTAATTCCTCCAGTAATACTCTTTGCTTCTCTGTCTTTAGAAGTAGGGTCTTTAATAAACTCTAGATTATTTTGTCTCATTAACAAGTCTTCATACTTAGCCTGAAGATCTTGAATAATTCCACGCTGCTCAGCAGCACGTGCAGCATTTGTTACAACACTAGCATTTGCTTGTTCACGACGCTTTGCAGCTGCTCTAATTTTGTCAGCTTTTGCTTCTTCTGCCTTAACACGCTTTGCACGATTTTCTTCAATTGAATCAATTGCCTTTTGAGTTTCTCTTTCTCCGACAAGCTGTTTAATTCTAATTTGTGCTTGCGCTGCTCCAGCCATATCTCCAGCAGCAACTTTATCCTGATATTCAAGTTGCGCTTTTTGAATTTCAAGCCTTAAGTCTTCGCCTGTTTTTTGATCTTGAAGAGCTTTCTTTCTAGCTTCTGCCTCTTCATTAATCTTTTTAATCTTCTTATCAATTAATTCTAATTCTTTTTCTGCATTTTTCTGAGAATTTTCGTATGCTGCCTGAGAATCTACAGTATTCTTTCCAATTGTTTTATTTAATTTCTCTAATGCTTTTTGTGATGCTCCGAGTACGCCTTCTGCTCCAGTTTCTTTAAGATTTGTGATAGCATCTCTTGCGGCAGATTGAGCAAGAGCTAAGGAGCGGGCTTGAGCTGCAGTAAGTTTTTCAAGGTTGACTACTACTCCAGCGGTAGCTATTTGCCATTTTGCATAAATAGTTTCTAGTGAATCTGCACTAGTAATAATTCCCTCAAGCTCTGGACGAACCTTGATTAAGTTTTGATATGCATTTTCTCCAATTGGACTTGTTCCGCCAGCTGCTGCAATTTTATCAAACTGGGCTTCTAATGCTTCTCCAGCATCCATTACATTGCCAAACTCATCTTTTGTAGTAGTTAATTTATCTATAGACATATCTAATAAGGCAACCATGGAATCAATTCCGCTTGCTAGTGCTTCTCCATCTACTGAATTTAAACTAGCAATAACTGTTTTAATCTTAAAGTCTGCTGCAGTTGATTCATCCTGGATAGCAACAAATCCGCTATTTGCTACTACTGACAATGCTTGGTTTGCTTTATTTGAAACAGAAATAAGTGCATAAATTTTATTTGTTGCTTCCTGCACACTCATTCCGCCAGCAATATATTCTGCTTTTAGATTCTTTGCAAGGTTTACAACTTCTGAAGGATCAGCATTATTAAATACATCTATGCTATCTTTCATTGTTTCTTTTGCTTCTTTTTGTGCTGCTTTTAATTCTTTAATAGTAAGCGTAAGTTGAGGAATTCCAGATTGGGTATATGCTTCATAAGCAGCCATACCAGCAGCTCTTTGTAACTTTAACTGCTCTGTAACCTTTTTAATAGAATCAGACAGATTAAGGTTTTTAAGTTTAGCCTCTTCCGCCATCTCTTTTGTAATTCCAACTGAAGCAATTTCTTCTTTTCTGCGTTTTTCTGCTTCTTGTCTTACATATCTAACAGCTAAAGCAACACCAGTAAGTGCTGCTGTAACTCCAAGAAGTGGTCCTGCTCTAAACGCTAATCCTAATGCCTTACCTGCAAATCCAGCCATCTTTCCAGTATCGCTCAATCCAGATGTAATTCCCTTTAGGCCATTAAATGTTTTTGTGAGTAAGTTTGGTGCAAGCATAGGTAGAATGGATGCCATTTGCATAATTTGTCCAGCTTGGCCTCCAACCATAGATCCAGCCATACCAAGACCCATACCCATTGCCATGCCACGCATGCCAGTATTATCTGATTTAAATAATCCTGAACCAAAATATTGCCTGTTACCTTTTGTACCTGCTTGAGATTCAAATCCAGTTCTAAATGCAGCCATTCCGCCTTCTTGCAAATATTGAACTCCTGGAACCATTCCGCCAGAATTCATAAACAGTGTTGTGTCTAGCGGAGCATGTGCATATGAAAGTTTTTGTCCACCGCTAATACCTGCAGGAAGACCTTGTCTAATAGACTCATATGTAACTCCACCAGTTAATTTAGAAAGTCCACGAGTGGCCTCATGCCTAATTTTAAATGGAGGCTGTCCTGGGAAACTAACAATAATATTATTTGGATTCTTGTCTGGTTTTACTCTAATTCCATCGGTTCCAAATCTTGTACGGAGCTGATTCATTAACATTGCTCTGCGCTCCATAATACTTCCTTCACCTGGGAACGCAAAGCGCATTGTGTTTTCGGCAGCTAAAGCTGTGAGTTGATCTTTAGATACTCCTGCTGATAAATATGCTCTTGTAAGATGGCTTCCAAATTCTGCTTCTGTTAGAGATGCAACTCCAGCAACATTATCATCTAAATATTTATTTATTAATCCGTGTTGATTTTGATTAATTCTAGGCAATCCATTACGACGTAATATTTCATTTGCCATATTAAATACGCCAGGATTTCTAAAATCTCTGACAAAAGCTACTCCTGGAATTCCTACGCCGCCTCTTGATGATAAATTAGTAGCATGTAGCATTGGATAAACAGAATTTTGAAGCATATTAACTGGAACTCCAGCCTCATCCATTAATGCTTTAACTTTATACTGCTCTCCGCCAGTTATTCCTTTAAGTCTTTGTGCAATTGGAACTTGACCACGGCTGGCATTGATAGCTCTCAAAAGAGGTAAATGTTTTCTAGTTGCTTCTTTATTAATAACAAATTCGCCTGGAGTAAGCATTGCTGGAACAACATCTTTATTAACATTAGGTCCTGGAACTAATTTACCAGCTAGTGTTCTTGCTACGCCACCAAGATTAAACTTCTGAGGCCTTGTTGTTTCTATATTATATCCAGCACCAGATGTTCGTACTCCAAGAGCACGTGCTACACGATCAATAAACATTCTGCTTCTGCTCTTTTTAAATAGCTCACGCATATTAGATTTACCAGTTGGATCAACTACTGGCTGATTTAATGTTGGAACCTGTGTAAGATTAATTGTTTTGCCCATTGCAGCAGCCTGTTGAGTAACAGCTGCACCAATCATTCTTTCTGTTTCTAAATTCAATGCAATAATTTGCTGCTTAGCTTGATCTACTGTTAATTTACCTGCACGAAGTTCTGCAACGATTGAGGCAGATTGAGTAGCAGCATTATCTGTAAGAGCTGAAACTGCTGGAAGGATATCGTCAAATGTAGACATGAAGTCTCTGCTTACGGTTCCTGTTGCAATAATTTGCTGTCTTAATTGTTCAATTTCTTCTTTAGACTGCATAGCAAGCGTAGCCATCATAGAATGCCATCTTGCTGCTTCTGGAGCAATAACGCCTGTTGAAACTCCGCTAACCTGTGTTAGACCAGGAACATTTGGTAGCGGATCATTCATATAAATTTGTGGATTATTTCCAATACGTCTATTTACTGGAATGGATCCTGGAACAAATCCAAATAATGTTTGTTGCATCTTTTGTTGATCTGTCATAGATGAGCGTGGAACCATATGTGTAGATGCACGAGAATATGGTTGTCCTACAAATGGATTATTTGGGTCTACAATTCTTGGAGCAGTTGAACCAACAACATTTCCAGCCATTGTAGAAACTGCTGGGCCTACTCCGACTACTGATTGAGATGCCTTACCCTGAAGAATTGTAAATTCATCAATTAATCCTTTGAGTGCCATTTGTAGAACAGATGCTGCTTTTGCATCACTATAGAATGTTTGTTCTACTAATTTACCAGCTTTTTCTGCCGCCAACATTTCTGGCGTTAAGTATTTCCATCCTTCTCCGCCCTTGAAGAATGCCTTCATATGAGCAACACCCTTTAGAATATATCCAAAGAAGTTTGCAAGAACACCTGTCATCATAATTAATGGACCAGCAATTGCAGTAAGTCCACCTAAGAATGTCAATGCCTGCTTAATTGGTCCTGGTAAATTATTAACAAATTCAAGTACCTTATCTACTACATTTATAATAGTTGTTGCAATTCCCAAGAACTGTTCTCCGACTGATGCCAAATCTGCTCTTAAGCCTTCAATTGCTCTCTTATATCTACCAGATGCAGATTCAGTTACTGCTTTTAATTCTCGGTCAGCCACCGCCCCTAATTCTGCGCTGCTTGCCTTCATCAAATCTAGAACTTGTAATGTCTGGCTACCCTGTCTTCCTAAATTTTCAAACAAAGCATTTAGTCTTGAAAATTGGAACTTTCCAAACAATTGCTCTAAAGCCTGTTGTTTCTTTAATGGATCTAATGAGTCTAATGCTGCCTGTAGAGCGAATAAAGTGCCAGTTACATCTCCAGCATTTTTTTGTACAATTCCTAATAGATCAATTCCAAAATCTTGGAATTTACCAACTGCAACATCTGTTGGATTAATTAAAGATGCTAATGCTGATTTGAGAGCATTTGCACCTTCTGATGCATTAATACCACCTTCACGCATAGCTGTTAGATAAAGAGCAAGATCTTGTACGCTACCGCCCAACCCTTGAATAACTGGACCAGCTTTTGGAATTGCTTCTACTAAGTCATTTAGTGTTGTTGAAGTTTGGTTTTCAACTGCGTTTAAGAAGTTAATAGATTCTGAAAGCTCTTCAGTATTTTGCTTAAAAGCTGATTGAATTGCAAGAGTTGCCTTCATAGCTTCTTGACGATCTACTTCACCAAGAACTGCTAGTCTGGTTGTTTCAGAAATAGAACTTAATAGCTCATTTCCAGTTTTACCAGTTGCTGCAATATCAGCAGCCAATCCGATTGTTTCTCTAAAATTAACACCCATTGCAGATGATAATTCTTTTGCTGTAGCAGATACTTCTTTTCTTACTCTTGTTAGTTCTGCTGCAGAGGTTCCAGCAACATCTCCATAAACCTTAGTAAGACGTACTAATTCTTGATCTGCCATTCGGAAAGCGTCTGCTGCTGCTTTACCAAATGCTGCTAGTGGTAAAGTTAAACCAACTGTTAGCTGGCGGCCTGCCCATTGAGTGTTTTTACCCCAGTTAATAAGCTGTACTGCACCATCTTGAATTACTTTATTATAAATTTGCAATTCTTGTCTAGCAATTGCAGTTTTATTTTTTACTTCATCAAGACCTCGTGGGACATGCACATTGAATTGCATAAGTCCTTGAGCATTACGGCCTAATGGCTGGAGAATAGCATTTTGTAGAGCAACTTGCTGCTTAGCAAGCTCTCTAATTAAACCGCCAGATGTTTTAGCATTTTCTCTAAAGGCATTAAAGTATTGATTTAACTTTAACTTTCCGCCATCTAGATTCTTACCAAATTTTTCTACATCTGATTGAAGGCTAACAAAGTGTGTGGAGAACTGTCCTGTACTTCTCAATGTGTCTGAGAATGATCTGTTCATTACAGCAATTTGATTTGACAACATCCTATTGGAGTTGGCTAATTGCTCTTGTAGTTTAGATAGGCTGGCAGTAACCTTATGCACATCGGCAATAAGGGCTGAGAAGTCGGCGTTGGCGACTATTCGGGTACTGATTGTTTCTTCAGCCATTTAGTTAGTTGCTCCTAGAGTATCCTAATCCTGCTCCAATTCCAAATCCAGCTTCTGCTGCAAATTGTCCCTGTAGCGAAACGATATCATTACTTGTTGCAGATATACCTGCTGCTCGTAATCTGATATCTTCGAATGAGGATCCCCCTTCTTTGTTTTCTTCTTCTGCGTCTAAACTGATACCTTTAAGTCCTGCTTGAAACTTTCTAGTTTCATATTCCTTTTTGTGTATCGCTTTAAGCGTAGAGATTAGTTCTGGCATTGAGAGATTTTCTTCTAGTTCTTCGTAGTTCTTCCAATGTCCTAAAAGAAATACTTCTCCTTCTAATGCGGCGAGGTCTAGTTCTGGCCAGCCAGAACCGCTGCCGCTAGTAGGTTTGGGTCGTCAAGTTTAATTCCACCACAAACTTCTAGAATGCGATTGATAGTTGGTACATCTAATGCATCTTCTAGTGCATCTCTATCTTTTACCAAATCTGGTAATTGCTTTTCAAGAGCGACTGCACATGCGTCGATAAGAATAGTAAGTGTCTCATCTTCACTCTTTGTTTCTGCTGTCTTCTGTACAGCTGTCATGAACTTTCTAAGTTCTTTAATTGTTAGGGGCTTTAACTTTACCTTGTCCCCATTTTGTAGTTCAATTTCTTCTACGTTATATACTGTAGTAGCCAATTTATCCTCCTTCGGATAGTCTTAATTATTATAACAAATGCTAATTAATAACACAAGCACAAAACCCCCGTAAAATACGGGGGTTCTATGATAATAATTAAATTATTATGCTGTCAAAACACGGTCAATAATCTTACCGTATTCAGATCCAGCGTAGTTTCCATCTGGAAGAAGACGGAAGGTTACTGGGAATGTGGTTGGAGTTGTACGAGCTAGTGAGAACTGAGATTGCTGTACAGAAAGAACACGACGTGCATAATATACACGCTCTGCTCTTGTAACTGTAGAACCTTGCTGAGTTCCTGGGGCTTCACCAACTGCAACTAGCTGACGCTCTGTCGGAGCAACTCCGAGAGCACCTGCTCCAAGACCAAGTGTAGTCTTTGAGCTTGTTGTTCCTGCTGATCCCTGATTAATAATTGTATTAGTTGCAGAAAGACTTGTGTTATTTGTTGGGTCATCTGCTTGACCGAATACTACTAGAACGTTTTCTAGTGTTCCTTCGCTCATTTCTGTCATGATCATAACTTCCATCGCAGACTTGAACAGCTTAGCTGTATCGAGCAACTGGTCGACGGTTACAGAATCGAATGTTGGGTTATATGTGATCTGAAGACCATTGTTTGTATAACCTACGTTTCTGTAATAGAATGTTCCTGAAGTAATTGCGTTCAGAGTGTCTGTATATGATGTTCCAGTTGCAAAAGCTGGACCGCTATTCTGACCTGGCTCTGAATTAGCATATTGGGCTTCGTATCCTGCAACGGTTGAGTCGATATTCGAAATGAATAGTGGCGACGCACCGACGAGAATATTTTTAGCATTACCAATTGATTGTGGCATTGTTTTCCACCTCCTGGGTTTCTTAAAATAATATTAAAATCTAGCTGGCTAGGCTTCTTTCCTCTATGTCCAATTTTAAGCCATTAGAGGTCAAAAGGCAAACTACTAGAAATATCTCCCGTTTGCATCAGTCATACGAGAATATTTGACTTCAAGTATTACGTCAGCGGAGAAAAATCCCTGAAGCTCCTCAGAAGGAGACATTGGGGAGATATCTGCTATATAAATTGAATGGAATTTAAATTTGTTTGATAGGCCAGTCCATTTATTGACATCCTTAGCGGCATCATCCATACGCCTAAACTGATCTATCATGAAGGTTCTAATTTCATTAATCTCTGAAAAGTCGGTTGCATATATTGTAAATAGGATTTGCTCTGTGCATATTAGCCAAATGTCATCGTATGCCATGCCTACCTTGTCGTAGACTATATGCTTCTTCCCGCTCAAAAATTGATTCATTTCAGCAACTTGCTGTACTGGAACAATTGGAATTATATTTTCATTTAAATTATCGCTCCAATAATCATTTTCATCAAAAATTTGTCTATCTGAAAGTTCTTTCCATAAAAACTTTCTCAACTCAAGCATAGCGTCTAGCTTATAGTTTACTGTCATAGGACACCTCCGAATGCTTGATGTAGTGCAAAGTCTGCCTGCAACTTTAAAGTGTTAGGAGTAAATCTATATTGAACTCTTTTGATTCCTGACGGAACCTTTAAAGCTTTTGCCATAGATGCTCCAAATAACCTTTGAAAGCCAGAATTTTTAATTGAATTATTTACTAAATTACCTGAAAAGAATTTAGCATAAGAAAGTTTAAATTGATTAGTTGCAGCCTTACCGCCAGGTCTAGAAACTGTAACAGATTTACCCTTTGGCATAAATACTGTTCCGCCAGAAACTTCAAAAACTAATCTCTCTGCAAATCTTGGACGAATTGTTACAGGTAGCCCTTCTTCCATAATAGAAGCTTTTGCTGCAAATACATGTCTGTGTACGCCTTTAGTTGTTGGGACAAGCGTTTTAGATTGAAGAAGTTCATATCCTATTTTAAAAGAAATACCTTCTTGTGAGACAACTTTTAATTTAAACAGTCTAGCGTTTGGCTGTCCTACACGCTTCCATTCATATACATGGTGCAAGGCTTTTGGCCTAACCCTTGCCTGAGAGTCAAGGTACTCTCCGAAATCTTTTTGAATTTGTTGAAAAATAGTTTTAGTAAATTTTGCCTGGAATGCTTTATTTTGAGTTAATTTAGCAATTACCTGAGCATTGTAATATAGGTAGGCAGATATTTGAGCAACTGTACTATCTTTAAGTACATCTCCTTTACTACCCGCCATTAATCTTTCTAGACCGCTGGCAGCACTTACTAACGCTGTACTGTTATCCAAGTTGCTGATTCTCCGATCTCTTTAAAGTTGAATTATATCCAATAAGTCTACCAAAAGGATCTGTTATTGGAGTTACGCCTACCACCTCAAAAACTGTTGGGGTATCGCTAGGAAAATTAATTTCTGTCCAAATAGGGTTATTTTTTTGATCACGAATATTTGATACTTTATCTCTTGAGGTTAATCTTTCAGTAGTTCTAACCTGTACCTGTTGATCATTTGCATACCTATTGTCAAAAATTTGCTTATCGCTAGAACGAGTTGTTGCAGAATTACTAATTGTTCCTTTTGCGTGACAATCCATGGATTTTTGATAGATCCATTCCTTTTTAATTGCTCCAGTATCAGGATCTTGTTGATCTATTTGTCTGTATACATCCAATCTCATGGATAATACAGAGTCTATAATTCCGTTCATCAGATCAATAAAACTTTAGAAATGACATAGTCTGAAAGCAGTTGGTCTGCATACAGATTGCCCGTTCCAGAAGTTGCTCCACTTCCGTATTCAAAATCCCAGTCAAATGTTGAAATTTTGTTTACATACTTGTTACGCCATAGATTATCTTTGCTAAAATAATCCTTAATTAATTCTACTGCTGCTAGTTCTACCTCATCTGGAATATATTCATATCCAAATTCTCCGAACACAGTGTATCTATAACCTCTCTGGAAAACTCCAGGGGCATCATGGATAGAAGGTGGAACCATTCCATTTGCTGTATATACAGTATTGTCTAGCATGGCTGCTCTATTAATTCTTAACGCATAACCACTTTCAGTAACGTCTACTTGATAATTCCAATTATCTATATTATTAATAGTATCTTTTAGCAATACGTCATTAGAATACAGTTTATATAGCTCGTTAATTTTTGATGGAAGAGGTAGCGTATCTGAATCAGTTCCATAAATAGAATATCTATCTGTATAAAGAGAGAATCTTTGTCCAGTATAATTTTCAATTAATTTACGAGCATATCTTTCTCCAGCAGTAATTTCATCATAAGTTTTGTAATTTGGATCTGATGGATCATTTCCAACGCCGATTAATGAATATGCCTGGGCAAAGTCTACATATGGTTGAACCACATATAGCTTATGCTCTCTTGATTGAGAATTACCGCTGACAGAATATGTCCATACCAACTTTAACTCTCTACTTTTATATGTAGCGCTTGTAGGAAGATTAACCTGGTATACGCCAATATCTGTCTCTGATTTTTCTGTAGTAAGATTTGAAAATATAGCTGATGCAGGATTTATTGGAGTAACAGGATCGTTTGTTACATCATATACTGAAACAGTTGGATTGGAATCTGCATCGGTAGGTTCCCCTCGCCAAAACACCTTATGCTTTACTGGATTAGTCGAACCTACGTATAATTCCATTTTAGTAGGCTAAGATTAGTGGTAGAAGTCTTGAACTTCTTTCGGTGTTGCTAATCTAAAGCCATCCTCCTTGTCAAAGATTGCTTGAGCTTGATCTGGAGCCATGGCTACAAATGGGTGCTCTCTTGTAAATGTATGTCCTAGAATATCATATCTAAAGTTAGCTCGCTCCATTTTAACTAGAACAGCATCTTCAGATACAGGCTTCTTGGGATCAAATTTAGGTAATACTTCTTGAGTCATATCTTCCGCTTCTTCTTTTTCGCCTAGTGTCTTTTTATATACAGACCAGCTAACTCCTTCTTCTGAGAGTGCTGCAATAATGTCCGCTTTATTTTTTAAGCTTTCAATGTCTACGCCGAAGTCTTCGGCTATTTTTTTTAGTTCAGATACTTTTAATGTCTCAAATGACATGCAAATCTCCTTATTCTACGTAAATCAATTATAGCATTAGTAAATTAAAAGGAAAAGCCCCCTAAAAATTAATTTAGGGGGCTTTATTGCAGATCTAAATCCTATAAATTAGGAAGCGACCTTAACGTTCTTAACAACTACCCATGCATCAGGCTGCTCGATCTGTACGCCTACACGTGTGTATAGTGTGTACTCGATAGAGTCCTTGCGTGGCCAGAAGAAACGGTATACGGTTACGTCACGCTTGACACCAATAACTACGTTATTTGGGAATGTCAAGTGGATATCTCCGTGATTTCCTGTCTCACCTGAATAGTCGCCATCTTGTGCTTCTGGAAGAAGTGGAACTTCAACAATCGGAATACCGAATGCGAATGGTGCCACATAACCTGCTGGACCACCTAGTGGTGCAACATCTCCACGGATAATGCTTGAAGCGATATCCTGTGGGATTGTTTGGTTTGTTCCAATGCTGTTAGCATAGAGGAAGTCCTGGATCAAGTTCGATCCTGCGAGGAATCGAAGATCCGAACGACGCTGCTTATACTTACGTGGAAG